TCCATCAGTTGGGCTACCTGCATTTATAGTAGTAGCCTCAGAAGGTTTGCCCCACCGAAGTAAATCACTAATTTCAGTTGGGCTGAAACCTGAAGGTATAGTCCCGCCTAGTTTAAGTCGATTTCCTAAAAGCATTAGGATTGATTTCTTCGAGTTGCGTAAACTGTTCCGGCACTAGGAGTAATTTTTGTAAAAGGCCCGCCAACATAAACCCCTGCGGGTATAGTAGTGCTAGCAATATCATCACCCGTTGATGTTGTGGCTGCTAGTGTAGCTTCAATAATCACTAAGAAACCTACCCAATCCCCGTCTGTATCAGAAGTTATAACGTCGAACCCATTCTGTGCGTGATCTGCTGTATTTGCCATACTTTTCTTTTTTTAAGTTTAGCTTACTGTCCGATTATACAAATCTACTAAATTTGTGCAATTAAATGACGAAATTTTAAAACTCTCGAACTTTCTGTGCCTCCTTTTAGTTGTTTTTCAAATGAATTACTATCATCTAACTGATTTGTGAGCATTGAAAATTCGCTACCCATAGATAATCCAGTTCTGGTTCTTATCAATGTTGTGATTTGCTCGGCTATCCTGTCGGCTTCTTTTTTACCACCGTCATCGCCTGTATATTTACAAACAATTACTAATGTAATTGTGCATTCGAATCCGTAGTAGCCCTTATCAGAAAGAGAATCGTTACATGTATAATCTGAAACAAACACGTACTTATCGCCAACATTAGACGGTACTCTATCGTATAAAGGTACATTTGCACTTGCAGTGTCGGTTAAGTTGCCGTTTAGAGCCGTAAAATAGGCTTCTCTTAGTTTTTCGCTGGGTTCTAACATAATTTAATTATCTACTAGTAATAAAGTCCATCCCGCTGAGATAGAAGTATTGTTTGTATCCGTGTCTGCCTCTATGAATATATCTGTCATTGGTGGATAACTTCCTTTAGGAGACATAAACGGTCTAGGCATTGAGCTATTACCAGCACCCATAACAGAGGCTTCTTCTTGAACTTGAAACACATCATTTACAGGGCGTGTTTTTATTCTGAAGTCACAATTTGCTGAAGTTTTACCCGATAAAGTACCAAACCACTCTACAATATAACCCGTTTTTCCCGCTGGTATAGTATCACAAGCTATCATAGTTGAATTATATCCTGCTGGCATTACAGAAGTTATATTTGCTGTTGTTACGCTTTGCCTAGTTGTTATAGCACCAGCATTATCTCCACCGTGACACCTTGAACGAGAGTGTCTAATATAAGAGCCTGTTGTGTTTACTCCTGTTACCCCGTTCATTATTATGTATTCCGAAGTTTCAGCACCAGCCGCTGTTAAAAGCTTTTTTAGTTTCATTACAGGAACTCCCGTACTTGCTTTGGTTACTATTCTGTAAGCGTCTGAACTTACAGGCGTTGTTCCACCTTCAAATTGAAAAACCGTTATAGTAGTTTCAGTAGTACTTACTACTATCGCGTGGTCTAATTGTGTGTCATTTATAACTACGTCATTAGCCGCTACACCATCAGAAGAAAATGTAGCCCCGGTGTCTATTATTGTTGTTGTACTTCCACCCGTAGCCGTTCCACTAGATAAAAGTGTTCCAGCATCAGCCGCTAAAGAGCTGAATGTTTCCATAGTTTCAGCCGCAGTAATATCGTGTCCTGTATAAGAGCCACCACCATTCCAAATAGCTTCAAACGCCCCATCTATGTCAGAATTTCTACCGAATTTATGTATTAATGAATGACCCGAAACATTGCCTTTTGCAACTTCCAAATAAAACTCTCTTGTTAATATATTTGTCATAATCTTATAATATGTACCACTCACTTCCTGTAGCGTCCCACCTAATTCTGTAGTTGTCGTACTGGCTGATTAAATCTATTGAAATATTGCCGTTTATAGTATTCCCGTTACCAGCTATTACGACACTGTTTGCACTTGAATCAATTTTATTAATTTGATATTCCTTATTAGCTAAAGGGGTAGATGGTAGTGTCTGCGTGATTGAACCAGCCGTAGCGTCAGCATGAATAGTATAATCATTGTCTACCAGCGTGTAATTAGCTGTTTTTGTCGCTGACACTGTGGAGATAGGTAGCGACGTAGTTATTCCATTGCAGTCAATTTTAACTACTTTTTTTGCGTCACTATCCAAATCGGTATGTACATTAATCCCGTCCCAAATAGCCATCTCAGCACAAGCTCCAGAACCGTCTAAAGTGAAATAGTTTTGACGAGCAGTGTCCCACCTATGACCGCAACGAAGAATTGAAAAGCCTGCTTTTAAACTATTGTCATTCATTGGCAGCACCCTAACCTCGTTTGTGTCTGTTGCGAAAATTACAGACCTGTGTTCATTTCCTATTTTATCGACTTGTAATATTAAGTCCCCTACATTAAATGAGTGAGCTGGTAAAGTTGCCAAAATACCCTGTTGAGAGGCCATTAAAAAACCCACGTTAATAGATGTTAAAGCTGTATTGTAAACTCTAAACTCTCTCAATCTTCCGTTATACCAATTCGCGCTGGAGTCGTTACCCATATAAATTATTGCCGAGTTTGTTAGCCCTGATACTGTACTCGGCCTTGTTGCTGATACAATGTCACCATCAATATATATATTTAAGTCTGAACCATCATAAGTGCAGCAAACCCTATACCATGTATTTATTGATATTGTGCTATAGTTTGCAGCATCTGACACCGCGCCATTATCAACCTTAAAAGTAAGTGTGCCACCCGTTAGATAAACTTCGGAATGATTGGCTTTCTGCATTAAATACTGAGTACCTGTAACTGAATCTGCGTAGAATTCAAAGAAATAACTAAAAGTGTCCCCGTGCTTTGACCCCGTAACACTGTAAACTGAACTAGCCCCGTCAAAGTCTGCATAATAACCAAACGTATCAGCAACCATTGACATGTTTGAGCCCGTTCCATCAGATAACTTGGCAGAGTAATCCCTAATATTTGTAGCGTCATTTTCGTTATATGAATTGGCGAGTATTACGCTCATTGTGGATAGTCTGACGATGGAGTTACTGCTGTTACTGTGGATGTTTCTGAAACTCCCACAATCGTATTACCCCCGTCTCCTTTAGGGGTTGATACTGATTCTATTGTTACACCGCCACCTGTATATTCCGTTGTTGTGTCTAAAACTACAGTAGAATCTTGTATTTCTGACATCGTAACGCTGTATGTACTTCTTTGTATATTCCAATTATAGCCTAATAAAATCATTTCAACCGTTGTAGTCCCAGCTCCAACTGGCACAGGTATAGACACTCTAGAAAATGGTATTATTTTGGCGCTATTTTGATGCAATGCACCCGTAATTCTTTTGTTGAAATCAGCTTTTAACTCTAGTAATTCATTCGTTAAGATGTCGTAAAAATTAACAGTTTCAACAATCATTGCGCCAGTAGTCCCATTTCTACGCGCCCAATCAGCTAATGGAACGGCTGAACTATCTCGCAACGCTGTTACGTCTGAATAGCTAATTGATTGACCAATTTTAGCATTAATTTCATAATCATCGTGATTATTGTCAATAATCTTAGTAACTTCTTGCCTTAATTTTGGAGCTAAATCATTCCCGTAAGAATCAGCATATTTATAGTACACATTTAAGCTCTTGAACATTAATCGACCACCGTTAGGAAAAGGAGCATTTGCCCCATGTGGGAATCCCATTCTAAAGGTCAATTTAGCTAGTCCTGTAAATGTTAGGTTCAAACTAATAGTTTCGTTTCCAGTGAAGTTGTCAGAAGCTAAGAAGTCCCAAACGTAATAATAAGCAACCGATGGAGCAACGGTCAAGGTTGGGTTAGCAGTAGAGTAGCTATATTCGTCACCAGATGATTTTTCCTCTAAGATTATCCAAATAGGTACTTTTAAATCAATAGATTGGTTAATGTAGTACTCGCAAGCTACCTGAAGTGTGTCGCCCGATTGAACCACTATATTATCGCTAATATATTCAGCGTAATCGTCTGTATTTTTATTCATTGAATCAGACCAATCGTACCCCCTGGCACTCATCCTTAAATGAATTTCACCGTTTTTGAAATCGCTTATTATACCCGTAGAAGTTATTAATCCCGCATTTGATTGTACCTCTGTAACCGTCTTTTCAATGTAAGTGTTTACAACCGAACCACTGAAAGCTCTAGTTTCTTGATCTGTTGTAATGCTTTTAGTCCAACCTAAAGGCATTGACCATTCAGCCGTTCCTACGCCCCATGAAAATTTAAAGTCACCGTTCTCTAGTAATCCAGAAGCTTTATCATGTTGGGGGTCTAGACGATAAACAACTTTTCTAACCCTATCTTCGATACTCATGTTTGCATCTTGATTGATGAAAGTGAGTTCGTCTGCCGTGTCTAGTGCCACAACTACAGGACTATTATTACCAGAACTAGCAACCGTCGTAGATGATTCAGTACCTACTGCTGCGGCAAAAGTCCGATAATACAGTGTTGCTTCTAATTCTTTTGCCCTAATGACCCACCAAAAGTTATTATGTTGGACAATAAAGCATCCTAAAGACTTCAAAACTTCCTTTAATACCTCATAGCAGTTCATACCCTTTCGCGCATTCTCATCAACCTTTCTAAATACGCCTACATCGACAAACATCTGCGTCAATGGACTAACTGAGACTGTTGTGGTTTGACCACTCGCATAGGCATTAAAAACATCAGCAATTGCTAATGAGTTAGACCCATTCAAGCACCAACGTAAAATCTGCAATATGTGCATTTGACCGGCATGTAAAGCCGTGTCCGTAAACTCAATATTCTTTAATTCACCTAATCCACAAGTAAAAGTTAGGTTTGTTGGATACGGGAAATCTACAAATGGCTCACTATAATTTTCAGGCTGACTCTTTCCCGTCCATATAACAGTATTCAAATTAGTTACATCTACTAATTCAGCCTTAAATAGTCCGTAATCCCCTTCCCAAAATGTAGAAAAATCAAAATTATCTTCATTTTTTACTGAACACGTTAATTGACTGCCTCGAATAGGTGAAAATATCTCGCTTACCGTGTCATAAGTTAAATTTATCCCGTCACTAAAAGCCGTTAATTCTGTAATGCTACTGGCGTAACCGTCTTTATATATCTTTACTTGATACTGATTCTGAGTGTCGTCATACAAATCAATATACCATATTTGCCCGTATGCCATTATCCTATTCTTGAGCTGTTGCTGTTGTTGTTTTGGATAACTCCAATAAGGTCTTTACCTGCAATTCTAAACGTTACATCGCCACCCATCATTCCGTTATTTCCGCTCAAAGGTACTACAGCTTCGGGGCCAGCTTCACCAATTAGCGCAACCGTGGGTCCATTAACTATTCCTCCGCTTGCTAGTGCTGGTATTTGTAGGCCGTCACTACCGTTTCCCGTACCTATAAATGCACCTATTTTGTCCAAAAGCCAAGTAATCGCCTGCCCTAGTAAATCAAATAAAACTACAATTGGCATCATTGTAAAGGCTAAAAATTCAAATATTGGAGCTAGTGGCTTTAAAGAAAGTGCTATTAACTCGAGTATAGGCGCTATAATTTGTAAAGATGTAGTAATTGCGCCCCCTATTATCTCGCTAAACATCTGCAAAACAGGCATTAATAATTCTGTAACAACCGTTACTATACTCATTAAAGGGGCTATTATTCCCGTAATCGCATCGTTAACCATTATTATTACAGGGATCAATGGCTTTAAAGCAACAGCAACTAAGTTTAAAAACGTACCCAAAGCACCGCTAACAGCATTTACCAGCCCTGAGATTGTTGGTATTAGCTCAGTAAACAAAGAAAGTATCTCAACCACTGGATCAATAATAGCATCTAAAGCAACCATTAAAGTATCGCTCATCATAGTAGCAACCATGCTAACGACATTAATTAATGGGGTCATAGCTACGACTAACTTGTCAAAAACAGGCATAAACGTAGTTAATGTATTTTGAAGCACTCTATTCATTGACTGCATTAGCTTCATAAATGCCTTACTTTCCTTTGCGAAATCTCCAAAAACTCCGACTATTGCTCCGACTATATCTCCATTCATTAAAGCATCGAACGACCCACCGAAAGATTCCATTTCAGACGTTATAGCACCTCCTAAGCCCTTGATTAAATCCTTACTTGCTGCCAAAGCGACACCTACACTAGCAGCCATAATCTTACCAGCGTTAACCAGCGATTTGCCAAGTTTAGTTCCGTTAAAGAAATTCAATACACCGCCTGCAAAATTATCAACAACTTGCTTGAACGATTTAGTCACATCTGACGTATTAATAGGTATTTTAATTGGCCTTACATTCGTAGGTATTTTAATCTCTTCTACTTTTGGAAAAACTTTTAATTCTAGCTCGTTTTTTTGCCACCATTGTACAGCTTCACGAATGGCACCACCAGCAAAAGCAGCGCCTGCCGCCTCACCTTGTTTACTAAACTCTTTTTCTACTACAGGTTCTGATTTCTTAACATCTTTTGGTAGTGCCTTTGTGTAAGCGTCACCCATTCCTGAGCTTAATTTTTTACCTATTGCAATAGCAGCGCCTCCTAATGGATTTGTTTTTATAAGGTTTTTACCTACTTCTTTCAGAAGCCCGGGCAATGACTTGAAGTCGCCCTTAAATATTGCGGTTATTATTTTGCCTAATCCTTTGAACGTGTCAATTATTGCCTTTGGTACAGCCTTTAAAGCGTCCATCACAATAGTGGGTATCTCTTTAAATATAGACGTAAAGTTATTTCCAAATACTTTAGCAGATTCAACAGCTGCAAATATCTCATCTTGAAATATAACAATGGCTGCAACAATAGCCCCGATAGCCATAATAACAAGCCCGATTGGACCCAACATAAAAGTAAATGCGGTCGCCATAGCTGGTGCAATAGTGCTAATAAAGAATCCTAAAGCTATCAGTAAGGGTCCAATGGCTGCAACTAAAGCACCTATCCATAGTATTAATTTTTTGTTGCCGTCCGATAAATTACTAAACCAAACCACCATTTGATTCATCATATTAACAACTCTAGTATATAGAGGTAATAATATAGCTCCAAATTGCTCACCTAGTTGTTTTAATCCTTCAGTGAAGATACGCGTTTGATTCGCTGCACCTTCGTTTGTTCGAGCGAAATCACCTTGAGCATTGGCTGTTTGAGACATCACAAAACTATAACGCAATTGAACCTTTTCAGCTTGCGTCATTGTTTTAATGTTCTTCGTGATACCCTCAGACAAAGCGAAAGAAGCTAAATTTGCCTCAGTCATTACGATACCCAAACCTTTTAACGACTCGGTTTCACCAGTAAATATGCTTGCTAATGCTGTTTGCGCTTGCTCTATTCCGATATTTTTAAATGATGCCAAATCACCAGCTAAACCAACTAATGATGAACTCATGTTTGCCGCTTGATCCGGTACTAACCCCATACCTGTAGCCATATCACCAAACAAAGAAGCCATTTCCAAGGCGCTACCTTGAGATATACCAAATTGTGTTAATGTTGTTTTTGTAAAATTCTCCACTTCTTCAGCAGAACCTTTAAACGCGACATTTACCTTGTTTAAGCTCTCTTCAAAGTCAGAAGCCATTTTAATTGCAAAACCAGCGGCGGCAATTAATGGAGCGGTAACGGCAACAGTCATAGTTCTACCTATATCTGACATCTTTTTGCCGATTTTCTCTATCGACTTCGAAACTTCAGCAAACTTTTTATTAAAGTCTGTTATGTCTGCGCCTATCGCTACCTTCAACTCTGCTATTGTCGCCATTTAAAATAGTTTTTCACCGCTATAAACCTTTTTACCTTTCGATTCCATAAACTTTTTAAACTCCGTTGCAGTCATTACCGTTAATTTCTTAAAGATAATAGGCTTGTCGATACTCAGAGGCATTAGTTCAGTAGACTTTTTAGATCGTTTCGCGTTAGTGTTATAAACCATTGCCACAATCTCCCTTGTCTGCCTCCATTTTAATTCCTCTTGAAGTCTTGCAACATCTAACGCCCACCACAATTCAGGCAACGACATAAAACCAAAATCTGAATGACTTATTCCAGCTTTTTTAGCTTCATGGAATAAGTACTCCCAAGTAAGGTCTATTTTGTCACCTTCTTCGCTTTTTTTTTGACCGCCAACTGATCTGTCATAGACGCAAACGCCTTTGGTATCACGTCAGCCTCAACATCATCAAGCCAAAGCCCAACGATATATGAATCAAAATCTACATCTTGTTGAGCCATTCTAGCGCCTTGCTCTAGTCCGGCAAACATGATTTCAATAATCGAATCAAAGTCGTCCATTTCTAGACTATCTAAATCGTTTATTTTTTTCCCTGTTGCTTTGCAAAAAGTGCGCATAGCATTAATGCCGAACTTAAAAGGTCGCTTCTTTTCTCCGATAAAAATAGTTGTCATAATTTATAGAATTATGCTACTGTGGCCTTGGTAAGCGCTCCCGTTCCTGTGAACTCAACAGTCCATGACGCGACATCTTCCAAAGGCGCGTTTTGAACTATAGAAGCCACGAAAGCAGTTCCGCTATACTCAATATCTCCAGTAACGTTAGTTGTGAATGTTACAGTTGCAGAAGTTCGACCATTGATAGCATCAAAAGCAGATTCAGCCCCGTAAGTTGATAAATAATCTTGTAAAGCAGAAGAAGACAAGCTCCAATCTCTTTGACCAGAAATAACTTCTTTCCATCCGCCACTCGATTTAGTAGAGGCATCAATTAAGCTATCGTTGATAGTTAATGTTCCGTCTGTAGCGTGAGCGACTGCAACGCCTCCCACTTCTATGATTAGACTTGTTGCATTTATTACACCCATTGTATAAGAATTAAATTAATTTTTTAGTTTAATTCTTATTGTCCGATGTCACAAAAATACTAATTATTTGCCTCGTTTTAATATTTTTTTCAATTCCTTAATGTATTTTGGGCGTTCTTGTTCAGCTGCTGGATTCAAATATGGTTTTGGACCACCATGCGGCCCCGTTCCTTCCGGAGTTCCAAATTCAATATAAGTACCGTAAACTATAGTTGTCCCAACCTCCATTCCTAGTCCGTTTGGCTTCTTCCATAGCGTACGGATTGACCCACGTAAACCACCCTTATCAACTGGAGCATTCTTTTTAGCTGTTGTTTGGATATTTAAGCCAGTAATTAGTACATGATCTTTTACTTTCTTTTTGGTGATTAGGTTGTATTTGGTTAGCTTCTCGGTTAGATTTTTCAACCCCTGTACTTTAGCTATTATTTTCACCCTTTAGACGCTACTAATTTAATAAAATGATTTTCCTCATCTACTGTTTGAAAATTGTGGATTTGCAAAACATTTGAATTATAAACAAGTATATAATCACCAATATTTGCCACTATATTAGCGTTGTATCTTATAGTTACTTCAAATGCAACCGCGCTAAAATCGCGACCCTCTTCTAGGTTTCTTTTAGATGAAATAGGTTTAACCATAGCCCATATCGCTGTATCTACGCTGCTATCTGTTGTAACAAATCCAGTTCCATCAGTTGATTGGGTTTTAGCCCTCATAATTAGTCTCTTATTTAGCTTGCCTGAGTTCATTAGATGGTAGGAGAACGATACATAGACAACAATACTTTAGCTTCATTACTCAAGGTACTTGAAATTGTACCAGAAACTATATTCCCTCTATTATCGTAGTTCGTTTCGACGGTCTTTAGAATAGCTTCTTTTATTGGTTGTGGAACATCTGTTGAGTCCGTACCATAACCAGCAATAAAAACAACTTCCAAATTCCACTCACTAGAAACTGATTCATTGCGAGATGTGCCAGGAGGGTTAGCGCCACTGCTCGGCTCCATGTCTAAAAACTTGGAAGTGTCACCCATTACATAGTAATCAGTGTCAGCTACTAGTAAATCTGATTCAGCTCTACGTTTACGAGTTACAGACGTTACACTTTGGTGTGGTCCATAAGGTAACCAGATTCGTTTACCGTACCCAATGTAATAAGCTTTTATCGTTTGAGTGATGAGCGCTTTATCTATGTATTTTTCTACTGATTCCCTAGCTGATTTAATGAGAATAGTAAGCAAAGCGTCATCATCTGCAAAGTCAATTTTTGAGAATAGCTTTACCTCCGCTGCTGTAACTGGCTCAACTGCTGGTGCAGAAGTTATAGATGTACTACTTAGGTAGCTCATCTTTTCCTGATATTTCTACCTTTTTCTTTGAAACTGGACGAACTACTTTCTTTTCCTTTTTAGGGGCTTCGATAGCATTACTGATTTTAATCAGTTTTTTTAACCACTCTTTTGAGCACTCAAACTCTGTGCCTTTTTTAATGATGCCCTCTACTGATTCAGGAACTTTTGCAACAATGTCAATTAATGCTATTGCTCTCATTTCTTCTTTGATTTTTTGACTTTTGTAGTTTTTGGAATAACTACTTTCTTGGATGTTACTTTTTTAGCTGCCACTTTAGGATTTTCCAAGTCCTCAGAAACACGTCTATTTTTGACGTAATGCCCCACTACTTCGGTAGGCATATCAATAATAGTTCCTTTTACTTGAACCCCAGAACCGTTGTTAAAATCCCGTAATACTCTTACTTTTGTAGTCTTTATCATTTTGTATATTTTCTACAAATGTAAGAAATTTTAGCTTATCTTCTTCGGCTTGTTCCAGTAGCTCGGTTTTGCGTTGTTGTATAAGTTCATCTTCCATTCCAGAAGCATTACTCACCCATCTAATAAATTGAACCCACTTCTCTATATCTTCCCTGTCGTAAACAATAGTAGCCATACATCTAGTAACCTCTTTCAGTCCTAAAGTATCCGTGTGAACAACATGCAGCCCGCTAACAATAGCCTCGGCTGCTACACGCCCCCAACTCTCATAAGCACTAGGCACGATTACCATTTTACTACTCTTGTAAACCTCTACCATATCAGAGCCATTGGGTAAGATTTTAACGTTGTCCGGTTGCGGCAAAACCTGTTCTTGATAACCCCCTAAAACAGCTTGAAATTTATATTGTGGTAATCTATTAGCTATTTCGCGTAGTATCTCGCCTCCTTTGTTTTTGTTGATGTTAACCATGGTAACATACTCGCCATTTGGCTCAATATCTTTGAACTTATCATAGTTGATTATCGGTCTACAAATCACACTTCTACCCTTGTAAGGTAGCTTTTTAGCGCACCATTCAGAGTTATAAAGTACATTAATCCAAGGATGAACCCGAACCGCACTACATACAAAATCATTGTGAACTATGTAGATTAGAGGCTTTTTGTATTTACGACACTTATTAACCGCATTACCTACACTTCCAAGGTGAGTAATAACAATATCGCAACCTTTATATAAAACTTCTTGCATTGACCTATCAAACAACTGAACCCCCTCTAACTCTGTTAGGCTTGGCGCGTCAGCAATTACCCAAACTTCATTACCATTGTCGACAAGCAATTTAAGATAATCGTGTAGCATTGTTTCGCCTCCACTATACTGGTCTGGAATGTATTTAGGAGTTTGTGCTAGTATCTTCATTTAGGTAACCGGTTAAATCATTAATTGAGTAAAAATTATTTTCAAACGCTGGGGTTTTTAACCTATAAACTACACTGCCGTCACGCCCCCAATACTGGCTAATTTCTATCATACCCTATTAAGTTTTACCTTTTCCATTATTATAGGCTTTCTTTTGCTTTTATTGTCTGCAATGTATTTGATCGCCATTTGTCGCTCTTTGCTTTTTAATCCATTAACCAAGGTGAGGTTTTTATCGTGTAGTCTGCGCATAAATAAAGATGACTCAATACGGTATTCTGTCGCGCCAAGTTCTAGCGCTCTCAATTTTAGTTCTGTATCTGCTCCACACCTCCACGGCATAAAGCCACCTAAATGATTAAATAAGGCTTTACGCATGACAAACGCCCCATCTGCTACGCATTCCATTTCTTTGATGTAGCTGTTGCCTTTGTAATTAGTGTACCTAAACCTCAACACATCGCATTTGGTAGCCCTTAAATCGTGTGCTAACAACATGAAAGAGTCTTTTCTAAAATGGTCATCAGCTCCAAAAGGTAAAATATAATCGTACTTAGCGTGACTTACCAACGAATTAATGTTAATGTAGGGTCCGTTATTTACACTGGAATCAAACCACCCAACTAAAGGGTATAGTTTTTTAAGTCTTTGAGCTTCTACGAATGTATCAAAGCAATTATCTATACATATCAATAACTCGGCTTTCTCGAAATCAACCGAGTTAATCAAGCCCTCTAAATAATCCTGTGCTTGGTATGCGCTTACCAGTATGCTAATCATTTCATTTTCTTTGCAGGTGTGCCAATATAAACTCCCTCCCCCTCAATGTCTTTTGTGACGGTTGCGCTCATGCCTATTTTAATCCCTTTGCAGACACGTTTACGGTTTCTTATAGTAACGCCTAATTTTAACATTACATCATCTTCAATAACAGCATAACCCCCAATTATTACACCCGTTGACAATTCACAATAATTTCCTATATTAGCATCATGACCGATATGTGTGTGAGCCATAATAATATTTCCGTTACCTATCACGGTGGATTTTCCTTCAATAGCTGGTCGCTGAATAGTTACGTGTTCGCTGATAGTATTGTTGTCGCCAATTACAACACTCCCTTTAAATTCGTCAACGTTACGTATTTCTCCGTTTGACCCGATTACACAATAAGCCCCAATAGTATTTCCTTTACCTAGCAATACATTATGGTATATTATAGCTGTTGGATGGATATTGTTGTCATGTTCTAGATCATATATTGCTTCTGTATCACACATTTAACATAAAATTTATGTACTCTTCATTAGTAAAATATGGGTTACTAAATCCCTTCTTTTTTCCGCTCAAAACTTCATCATTAAGGCCGCTAATATCTTTCAATATACGTTTATTTTCTAGATATTCGTCAGGTAAACTCAACGCAAAATCAACAAAATCATTATCTAGTAATGGGTAACGTGTTTCCATAGCGTAATTCCCCCCTATTCTATCTTCGACAATTAACACCGCTTCCAAGAACTTCCAATTGTATTCGTCATGAGTTAATCTCCCAAAATAAGAGGGCTGCATAGTTAGGTTGCTTCTGCGAACAACATCATCAATATCTTTATTATTCCTATGGGGAAACCCCCCAAAAACCTCATCACCACCAGCACCGCTATAAATAACAGTACACATTGTAGAGGCTAATTGAGTTAAAGCTAAGTTTGTATAGCAGGAACCGGCTTTCAAGTCGTCAATTACTTCCTTCATTTCGCCCTTTGCAGCCTCGAATAAGTCTTTATTACAGATAATTGTATAATGTATCCCTTTTGAATTACGCTTTATATTCTCTATTTCGCTTATATTATCATCGAGATAATCGACTGAAAAACAAAATACAGGATCAATGTAATTGGCGAGTATGCCGCTATCAATACCACCACTAAGAAAAACACCATCATTAAGTGTCTCGTGCTTGTTGCGTTCAACACTTTGAATAAGTAATCGTTTAAGATGTTCTTTCGCTTTGTCATAGGTAATATCTCTTTTTTCTGGCTTCTTAAATGGAAGTTTTTCTACCTTTCTAATGCCTTTGTAAATCGTATTGTTCGTCATTACGCCAAGAGAGTATTTCCAATCATTTAAAGAGTGTTCGTCTACATGTAGATCGCAAACCGCCTTTATTCCTTTTACCTCAGAACAGATATATGTTTTGTTTCCCTGTTTGTGGGTGTACAATTGTTTTATTCCGTAACGGTCTGTAAGATAATACGCTCTACCGTCTTCGTAGGTAAGTACAGCAAAGAAGCCATTTAAGGCTAGTAAATCATTGTCTAATGCTATCCACTTAACTAGTAATTCCGTATCGTTGTCAGCCTCAATACTGTGTTCTTTTACTAATTCCTTCCAGTTGCTAATATAGCCATTAAACCACATTGTTACACCGTTGTACTCAATAGGCTGATTACATTCAGTTGTTGTAATAGGTAAATGAGAAAAACAAACTTTTATGTTGCCAACTTCTGAGTATGTTAACTCTTTTCCTCGATGTTCGATAGCTCTACCCATTAGATGAGCCTCTTCTTTAGTTCCGTTAATTACTGAAGCTATTCCACACATCGGTATCCTAGTTTTTTAAGTAATGAATCAAAATAAACCACATCGTTAGGGGATTGTAAATAAGTAGCCTCATCCACTTTTAACCTGCTTTTATCTAGTGGTCGATAGGTGTAATTACCCTTTCTTTGCTCTTTATCTTCTATGAATAACGGGTAGTGCTCAAAGGGTTTATTGGCAATTAATCCAAACCTAGTAGATAGGCTTTTCTGAACTTTATTAGGCTCAGATACCAGGGACTCATAATAACACATACATTCAATAATGTACCAATATCTATCAGATTGATCTATACACCTCATCCATTCAAAAGGATTATAAAGCCCCCAATCTTTCACAAACGAAGAAACAACATTTCGACCATCACGAACCATGTTGATACTATTAATATCATTGTCTTTGATTAACTTCAATTGCCTATCAATGTCGGATTGTTTCAAACTAGCACACGAAAATACTGTGTCGTGTGATCGTTTAGCAACAACAAAATCATAATCACCAACGTCTTCTTTTTTAAGGTCACAGAAGTCTTGTAATTGCGTTTCCCCACTTATTACCCATGTACGGTTAAACGCCCTAAACATGTCAAGCATTAAAGTTGTTCCGCTCTTGGCGCACCCTGTTATGTAGATTTTCTTCATAAGAATTTCTTTAATATTTTAGAATCAATAAACTCTGTATTAGGCCATGGCTCGAAAGGGGTCATATTAGTGCTACTTTTAATATCAACAGCAAATAAACCCTCTTGCGCGAGGCTAATTTTAACACTTGTATGTGGTGTTGCTTCTAGTTTATCCTCCATTGAATTGTCTAAAATATGGCTTTGCTTGTCTTCCCATATTGACCAGCCCCATTTATTGAGAAGGTTCTTAGATAGGCATCGACCGGCACCGCACGTATGACCTTTACGATAATCAATGTATCCACCCCAATACATAGACTTTTTACTTACCATATCGTAAAAATAGAAGTCTAGAACACCGATAAAATCAATGCCTTGTTTCATGTGTTTAATAAATAGCCTCATTAATTTAGGGCTAATTATGTCATCAGAACCAAGACACAGAACGTAATCAGCTTCCCAAATTCGAGCCATTTCAATAGTCGTATTCATCTTTCTTGCTAGTGGATGGTTAGGCGTTTCAATGTATTGGAATCCTTCAATACCCACCATTGCCTCTGACCTCATCCCCTCACTACCAGCGATAATAACGCGCCACTCAACGCCCTTTATCTTCCGTAGTTTGTTAATTCCTTTGGCGAAGATTTTAAACACTTCAGGACGCTTCCATACTCCTGTGACTATTGCGATTTTCATAACAATTTCTTTCTAATCATGAAGATAGTAACCCAAATACCAACAAATAAAATTGAGGTGTATAGAAATAAAAAGAGAAAATGTATAGGGTTTCCGAAGAAGAAGTTTATTAATTCCATAATGTCCGATTTTGTACAAATGTAAACAAAAAAAGCCCCCACCTAAATAAATAGATGAGGACTCTCTTATTCTTATCGGACAATAAGAATGAGTTTAAGGTATGCTTACGCTGTACCTTCTGCTAGAGCTGTTGCGAAATCTCCAAAGATAAACGCGTTAGTTCTGTAAATTGGAAGTGCTACTCTTTCCTCAATCAATACGGTAGCTAGACCAG